GTAACTGATATTGCGTTTGCAAATACAGGTGCTACTGGTATTGGATCAACTGTCTACTATGTTACTAACTTAGATGGTGTTTCTACTGCAAGTTCTATCACAGTTGACTCTAATGTTGGTGTAGCAATAACTAATGCTCCAATCATTGCTGTTGGTTCTACATCTGTTACTGTTGGTCTTGGAATGACAATGGCAGGACAAGCACTCGCTGGTATTGGATCTACTGTCACGTTCAGTAACTTAACTAGCGAAACAAAACTCGCTATTGACATAGAAGCAGGAGTAGTTGGAACAGTTACATCCTTCTACGGAGATGCTGCTACGAAGGTATTCAGAGGTAACTCTGCTAATATCATTCGACAAGTCGGTGGTGCTGGTACATTCATGAGTGGATCCTTTGAACCTAATGGTGGAGGAACCATTGATGGTAAAGGTACTGTTGGTATAGGAACTACAACCATCCAAGTTAACGCACTCTCTGCATAATATGATATGATTTTCACTGAATTGACTTCAGAAAACTTTCTGTTATTTGCCATTAAACATTACGAAAATCCCCAAGCAGTAACCAAAGAAGATTTTGAAAAGGACTTAAATCACTTTAAGTACATCAAGAGATTATTAAAAAGATACAGGAATACAGGTGAGCTCAAAGCTCACCTTCTTCTTAATCACTTTATTATTCTCTATAATATCTTTGGGGAAGGAACAACTGCTATGTTGTTCTATAAAATTGAAGAGGAAATGTGGGATATTATGAAAACATTTGTTGTTTTCTTAGATAAATTGCCTGAATATCCTAAATGTTTTATTCATGATATCGAAGTTGATGAATATTGTCTCGCAGAACTAGGAAGAATCTATGATGAGAAGAAGTAAACTTAATAAAATTATTTCTATCATCAGAGAAGAGATGATGACTGCTAATGCTCCTGGTGCTTCAGGTGGTTTTGGTGCTGATTCTCCTGCCAAAGGTCCAAGAGCTGGATTTTCTCCTGTGATGGGTAAGGTGATGAAAAGAAAGAAAAGTTTAGGTGTTTGGTCAAGATCTCTGAGGAAAAAATGAGACCAAGCGAAGCTATGTTGGATCGACTGGAGAGAGTCATTGAAACTCTTCAGGACAACTCTGTAAAGATGGGACAGATGCTTGCTGTTCATGATGAGAAATTAGACAAGCAGGACAGGATAGATGCAGTACTATTTGAGAAAATTGAATCGGTTCACAGAGAAGTTAACCGTCAAAGTAAGGAGATTAAAGCAGGATGTGAGAGAGATATTCGCAAGGTAGATGAAAGATTACGTAAGATAGAGATGAAGATGTGGACTATTGCTGGTGCTATTGCCATCATTAGTTTTGTAGTATCACCAATTGGACAAAGAGTTGTTGGAACCTTCTTGACACCAGCACCTCAAACAGGTATGATATCTACAGAGTAATCCTTGTGAATGAATCTAATTGATTCCAAATATATTGGATTAGTATCTTCTAGGTTAATAAAATTTAAAAGGGTTAAGTCTGATCTTTATAATTTCAGATGCCCTATTTGTGGCGATTCTAAGAAAAATAAGACCAAGACTAGAGGGTATCTGTATACAATAAAAGCAGATGTAAATTTTAGGTGTCACAATTGTGGTGCTTCTATGACCTTTAGTAATTTTCTAAAGGAGATAGATCCTGTTATTCATAAACAGTATGTTTTTGAAAGATTTAAGGATGGTCATACAGGTAGAGGAACTGTTGTTGAGGAACCAAAGTTTAACTTTCAACCTCCAACATTTAAACCTAAGTTAGATTTGCCTAAGGCATCTCTAAATCCTGCTGCTAAAAACTATCTTGAAAAGAGAAAGTTAGATCCTAATAAATTTTATTATACGGATAAATTTAAAGCATGGTCTAACTCACATAAACAAACTTTTGATGATGTGAGTTATGATGAACCAAGGATAATTATTCCTTTGTTCTATCAAAAAACTTTGATTGGTTTTCAAGGAAGATCCCTTGGTCCAAGCAAGGTTAAATATATTACAGTAATGATTAATGATGAAGCACCAAAGATCTACGGACTGGATAACATCAGAAGAGATGCTCCAGTCTTCGTTACAGAAGGACCGTTTGATAGCACATTCATACGCAATTCGATTGCTATGTGTGGTGCAGACGGTGATGTTGGGAAGTGGGGTATTAGCGATCCTGTTTGGGTTTATGATAACGAACCAAGGTCTAAGGAAATTACAACAAGAATCTCCAACACCATCGACAGAGGTGATAAAGTCGTTATCTGGCCAAACAACCTAAAGGAAAAGGACATAAATGATATGGTTCTTGCTGGACATTCCGTACAGGAACTGCTAGAATCTAACATATATAATGGACTTAAAGCAAAACTGCAATTTAACACCTGGAAAAGAATATGAGCAACGGCATCAAAGTTAAAAAGCGTAATGGAAGAGGAGATGAACCTCTTAACCTAGAGAAGATGCATAGGATGGTTGAAGAGGCAACCAAGGGCGTTGCAGGAGTATCTGCAAGTCAAGTAGAAATACAATCAGGAATTCAATTTTATGATGGTATTACAACTCAAGAGATTCAAGAGATTTTAATTAAGTCTGCTAGTGATCTTATTAGTTTGGATAATCCTAATTATCAGTATGTTGCTGCGAGGTTGTTGCTTTTTGCAGTTCGAAAGAATCTTTATGGGAAATTGAGAGTACTTCCCCATTTAGAACAGCATATTATGAATTGTACAAATATAGATGTGTATGATAAAGATATTTTTACAAAGTATTCTAAAGAAGAAATTGATAAAGTAAATGGATTTATAGACCACGAACGTGACTTTTTGTTTACATATGCTGGATTACGGCAAGTTGTAGATAAATACTTGGTACAAGACCGTAGTGGTGGCGGTGTTTATGAAACACCACAGTTTATGTACATTATGATCGCATTGACGATCTTCGCAGAATATCCTAAAGAAAAGAGGCTTAATTATGTCAGACGATACTACGACGCAATCTCCAAGCACAGAATCAACATCCCCACCCCCATCATGGCAGGAGTCAGAACCCCTTACGTCAATTTGCATCTTGTGTTCTGGTTGATATTGACGATACCCTCGATAGTATCTTTAGCTCTGATATGGCTATTGGGAAATACGTTGCACAAAGGGCTGGTATCGGTATTAACGCTGGAAGAATCAGGGGAATCAACGCTAAAATCAGAGACGGAGAGGTTCAGCACACAGGTGTTGTACCCTTCCTTAAAAAATTTGAGTCAACTGTCAGATGTTGCACACAAAACGGTATTAGAGGCGGCTCCGCAACTGTCCACTTTCCTATCTGGCATCAAGAGATCAGCGACATCTTGGTACTCAAAAACAACAAAGGAACAGAAGACAACAGAGTCAGAAAACTCGACTACAGCATCCAATTAAGTAAATTATTCTATGAGCGATTTATCCAAAACAGTACTATTAGCCTATTCAGCCCTCATGATGTGCCTGGGTTGTATGACGCTTTTGGTAGCGATTCCTTTGACGAACTCTATACTAGATACGAATCAGACGAATCTATCCCCCGAACCACAATCGGAGCTCAAGATCTTATAATAGATCTGTTGAAAGAAAGAGCAGAAACTGGTAGAATATATTTGATGAACATAGATCATTGTAATTCTCACTCATCCTTTTTGGATAAAGTAGAGATGAGCAATCTATGTCAAGAGATTACTCTACCAACCAAACCTATACAACATATTGACGATGAAACTGGAGAAATTGCTCTCTGTATCCTTAGTGCTATTAATATTGGCAAAATTAGGGATGTTTCGGATCTTGAAAGTCTTTGCGATCTTAGTGTTAGGAGTCTTGATGAACTCATTGATTTTCAAGGATACCCAGTCAGAGCAGCAGAGATCGCTACAAAGGCAAGAAGATCCTTGGGAGTTGGTTTTATTGGACTCGCACACTACCTTGCCAAGCAAGGCGTTAAGTACGAAGATCCAGAGGCATGGAAGTTAATTCATGATCTTACTGAAGTATTCCAGTATAACCTAGTTAAATCTTCGGTTAATCTTGCTAAAGAAAAAGGTGCTTGTACTTATTCTGATAGAACTAAGTATGCTCAAGGTATTCTTAATATTGATACTTATAAGAAAGATGTTGATGAATTAGTTCCAAATAATTTAAATTGTGATTGGGAATCGCTTAGGGAGGAAGTAAAGCAGTATGGTATTCGTAATAGCACTCTATCTGCTCAAATGCCCTCAGAGTCTTCTTCTGTTGTATGTAATGCCACTAATGGTATTGAACCACCTAGAGGATATCTCTCTGTTAAGAAATCAAAGAAAGGACCACTCAAACAGATAGTTCCGCAGTATAATACTCTTAAGAATAATTATACTCTTCTTTGGGATATGCCAAACAATACTGGTTACATCAATATCGTTGCTGTAATGCAGAAGTTCTTTGATCAGGCAATTTCTGGAAACTGGTCTTATAATCCTCAACATTTTGATGGTAATGAAGTTCCAACAAGTGTTATGGCACAAGATTTATTAACCACATATAAGTATGGTTGGAAGACATCTTATTATCAGAATACTTATGATATTAAAACTGATGAAGTTGATTTATCAGTTCCTAATACAGAAGATGTAGGTATTCAGGGTAGTACACAATTGAATAGTTTAATAGAAGAATTAGCAAACGCAACTGAAGAGGAGTGTGAGTCCTGTGCCATCTAAAGTGAAAGGAATGACGGTATTTAATACCGCAGATATAAACACCAAGAAACAACCAATGTTTTTTGGTGCTCCTCTAGGAGTTCAAAGATATGATAATTTTAAATATCCTCAGTTTGAGAATCTAACAAAATCTCAACTGGGATATTTTTGGCGACCAGAAGAAGTTTCTTTACAGAAAGATCGTGGAGACTATCAAACGCTTCGTCCAGAACAGAAGCACATCTATACGAGCAATCTTAAATACCAGATCATGCTCGATAGTGTACAAGGCCGTGCTCCTGGTATGGCTTTCTTACCTTACTGTTCTCTACCTGAGTTAGAGGCATGTATGGAAGCATGGTCTTTTATGGAGATGATCCATAGCAGATCATATACTTATGTGATTAAGAATGTATATTCTGATCCATCAGAGGTATTTGATACGATTATTAAAGATGATCGTATTCTAGAACGTGCTGCTAGTGTAACTGGATCATATGATGATTTTATTAATTACGCACAGGAGTATGGTCAGAGTAGTGCTTGGACACCTGAGATGAAGGATCATCCTAACTCTGAATGGACAATCAAAGATCTCAAAAAACATTTATATAGGGCAGTCGCTAATGTCAACATCTTGGAGGGTATTCGTTTTTACGTATCTTTTGCTTGCTCTTTTGCTTTCGGTGAGCTCAAGCTCATGGAGGGATCCGCAAAAATCATATCCCTCATTGCACGAGATGAGAATCAACACCTCGCCATTACCCAAAACATAATAAACAATTGGAGAAAGGGTGATGATCCTGATATGGTTGAGATAATGAAGGAAGAGGAGCAGTGGACATATGATATGTTTGATAAGTGTGTGAATGAGGAGAAGAAGTGGGCAGAGTACTTATTTAAAGATGGATCAATGATCGGTCTTAATGATAAACTTCTACAACAGTATGTTGAGTTTATTGCTAATAAGAGATTAAGAGGAATTGGTTTAAAACCATTATATGATATTCCAGCAAAAAATAATCCATTACCTTGGACAGAGCATTGGATTAGTTCTAAGGGTCTTCAAGTAGCACCACAAGAAACTGAAGTAGAATCTTACATTGTAGGGGGAATTAAACAAGATGTTAAAAAAGACACCTTCGCAGGATTTAAACTCTGATGAAGAGTTTAGAAGGATTTGGATGGAGATGGATCGTATAGAACCTCTTACACCAACTCCTATTTGGCATCCTGATAATTATAAAAAAGTGGATGAATAAATACTAAGATATAGTGTCTGGAAGCCAGATGAAATCTTTTACACAATTCATATCTGAAAAGAAAAATAGTAATAAGAAGGGTAATACTAGTGGAACTAAAAGTACTAAAGGTTCTGGATCTGGGAATATAGGTAGTGCAGAGAATAAATTTAGATCTACTTCAGGTAAAGTTGATACTAATACAGTAAGGCAGACAACATCACAAGTAGCAGACACTGCTACAAATACTCCTCAAGGACAAAAGGCATTTCGTGATGCAATAAGAGATTCACAGGGTACACCACCATCAACACCTACTCAGAAAACTAAGGTTAAGGCTAAATTAGATAGATATGTTCAGAAAGATTTATTTGGAGATGGTGCAGAAGCATTAAAAGATAGAATAGATCCAAATCAAAGATATTCTAGACCTGCAACAAAAGGGTGGACTGGAGGAATAGAACAACCAGCAACGAAGGTAAGTGGTAAGAGTTTTGATCAATTAAAAAAAGAGATTGATTCAAAAGTAGATAGAAGATCTACCAATAAACCCCCTCAAGGTACTCAATTTAAACGTACTAAAGGTGGAGCACTTGCGACAAAACAAGATTTAACACCCCCATCATTTAAACCCAGTAATAATAAGACTGTAGTAAAAGATTTAAAGAAGAATAATAAAAATTTTAAAAACTTATTTAAGGATTCTCTTAAAACTGCTAAGGATAGTAAGGTATTAAACAAAGGAGCTAAGACATTCCAAAAGTTTGCTAATAATCCTGCAGTAAAGGGTGTTACTAAGGTTGGTGGTAAACTTACAGGACCTGCTTTTGCTGCTCTTGATGTTAAAGGTGAGTTTGATGCTGCAAAAGAACAAGGAAGGACTAATAGAGGTGCTTTAACTAAAGCTGGTGTTAAAGTTGGTGCTGGTTATGCTGGTTGGGCAGCAGGTGCTAAAGCAGGTGCTGCTACAGGTGCAGCATTAGGTAGTTTCTTCCCAGGTCCAGGAACTGCTATAGGTGGAGCAATTGGTGGTATAGCAGGTGGTTTGACTGGATATTGGGCTGGTTCTAAATTAGCTGGTTCAACTTATGACAAAATTGCAGGACCAACTCAAAAGCAAAAAGATGCAGTTGCAAATGCTCAAGTTGCTATAACAAAGGCGAAGGAGAAAAAGAAATTAAAAACTGGTGTTTATTTGAATACTGGTAAGTATTCTTAGATATAAATATACATTGTATAGGTGTATAGTGTCTACAATGTCATACAATAATATAGAAGACATACGAGTTTTGCTTGAAGATGTATCTGAGATTGAAGATACTGAGGGAACTAATATTGTTGAGTCTATCTATTGCTCAATGTTATCTGAGGGTTATAGTAGTGGAGCGATAGAAGGTTATTTAAAGTCAGCAACTCAAACTGAGTTAATTGAGAAATATTTTTCATTATCAGATGAAATTCTTATTAATGAAAATTATGAAAACCTTTTACTTGAAAAGAAGGGTTTAATACAGAGTATTGGTAAAGGTTTAAAAGAGATTGGTAAGAAATTTGGCAAAAATTTTAAGAAGAAATGGAATAATCCAGATTGGAAAGGTGGAAAGGAAGGATTAAAGAAAGTAAAAACACCTAAGAATACTAAGAATACTATTACCGATCCTTGGCTTGATGGTGCTGATAAGTATAAAAAGTCAGACGCTTTTCCAATTACAGGATCAAAAAGTAGTAAAAAGTCTATTAGTGATAAATTAGGTACATTAGGTAAAAATATTAAGACTAAAGGTTCTAATGCTGTTGATAAATCTAAGAACTTTGTGAAGAATAATCCTGTTAAATCTGCTGTTATTGGTGGTGCTGTTACTGGTGCTGGTACTGCTGTTGCAACCAATGCAGTTTTAAGTGGTGGAAGGAAGAAGAAGGAAGCAGAGAAACAAGCTCAGTATGATGCAGAGAAATCAGCACAAAAAGCTACTAATGTAGCACTGCAATCAAAGATAGATCAGTTATCTAAAGATTTCCAAGCATCTCAACAAAGACTAGCTGCTAAGAATGCAGGAGAACAGGCAGCAAAAGCAGCAGCACAAGCGAAAAAGGATCAGAGGGAGTCTGATAAGAAGGCTTATTTACACAAAATACGTAACAGTCCTGCAGTAAAATCGGGTGCTTTTAGTGGTGAAGATTTATATAAACAGCATTTAAAGCATAAACAATGGCAAAAGGATAATAATAGAGGAGAATTTCGTAAGAATAAGAAATCTGGTGGCAGAAAATGGAATCCAAGTAATAGAGTTACACAGGTGATGGATTTAGAGTCTTATGAACCATATGATATAGTTCTTGATTATTTACTAGAAACAAATCAAGTAACAACAATTGAAGAAGCAAATTATGTAATGCTTGAAATGGATTCAAAAACCATTCAAGGTATTGTTGAGGATTTTAATAAGGAATAATTATCTCGTTACTGGTCTTTTTACTACTGCCGACCCTTCAACAACTCTTGTTGTTTTTCCTTGAGGGTCGGTTATTAGTATGTCATAAAGATATCTTCCTGCACTTAAGGTTTCTGTAACTGCAGCAGTCATAGCAATTTGTACTCTACCAGTTGTTGCATCACTTGCTGTAGAGAAATTAAATGCTGCTACTTTAGATGAAGATTCATATTTTTTTAATTCTGCACATCCAGTATATCCCGTCAAATCCATTAAGGTATTTGATTGACTATCTTCTAATACAAAAGTTTGAGCGAAATCTGTTCCACTGTATAGTCCAATATTAGATACAAATACTGATGCCATTATAGTTTTACCTTATAATTAGATATTTATGATAAGTCTTTTGTAAATGCATCAACCCAATCACTACCACTAACAGTCATTACTGTAATATTTCTTTCAGTTAATTTTGATACTAATTGATTATATGATGCTTCAGCTGAATAATCATTTTTATATATTGCAACTTTGGATCCATCTGGTAATCTATCTAATCCACATATAGTGTACCAATCAGATGTATTTGAAGTATTTCCACTATCAGCATTAACATTGATTGGACCATAAGTTAGTCCATCTGAATCTTGTCCTACAATTGTAGAAGTATCGTTAATTGTTATTATGTTTGATGATGTTAGTGCTATACCAGCAACACCACCTTCTCTTATTGTTATTCTAAATCTTTCTGTTCCCTCAGTGGCCCTATCACGACTTAGGGTTCTTGTAAATGTTTGTGGACTTGTCCAGATCCAAAGACTTCCTGTTAATGATACATCAGTAAAATCAGATGCTGTAAGATTACCTTCTAATCCTTCTTGTTCAGTTGACCAATAAAGAGATTTATTAAGTGATGTGGAAGGTGATGTAATAGTGAATGAAAGGGTTCCACCTTCATTTGCAACAGTAGAATCTTCCGTAATTGATGTATTCATTTTATATTAGAGGTTTAACATTTACAGTAGTTTGATTTAAGAAATTATCTGGAGCTACTATATTATTGTAGTCGGTATTAGTTGCTTTAGTACCAAATCCAGAATAATTTGGTTTTATAACATAAAACATTCTATTAGGATATGTATTTCTAAATGTTTCCCATTTAGATTCCATATGTGCAAATGATTGATTATTCCAACTAATTATAGCTATACAAACTCTTTGGTCACTATTTGGTGTGGAAAATGAACATGAAGTAGAAATTCCTGCTCTTACTGTAGCAGAACCTTCTAAAACAATTTCACTTTCTCCATTTGGTTTATTTACTAAAACGTCATATACATATCTACCAGATTTTAGTTTTGATGTTGCCCAACTTGGAAAATGTAGATTTATTTTACCTTCTTTTCTATTTGGAAATCCAACATTAAAATTTATAGAACTTGAACTATCTCTATGTTTTCTTAGTTGACTTCTTGCAGTGTAGTTTGTTAGATCTATACTATTACCACCCATTTCAAGAAGATCAAATTCCTGATTAAAATCTTCTCCTGTATTAACAGTAATATTATTTACATATACAACAGACATTTTAGATTATATTACATATTAGGTATTTATCATATATAAGTATGAGATGAATGATGATTATGAAATGGAAGGAGATTATGAAAATCCCTGGCACTACAAAGGTACAGCTTTCACTTCTGATGATATTGGCGATTTCTTCGGTTTCGTCTACTGTATTACTAATATCAAGTCGGGTAAACAATATATCGGAAGAAAGTATTTCCAACAAAAACGTAAGCCTAGAGGTGGTAAGAGACGGGTTACGTCTGAGAGTGACTGGAAAAAATACTATGGAAGCTCTGACGAGCTTAGTGCAGATCGAAAGTTACTTGGAAACACAGCGTTCAAACGAGAGATCTTATCCCTCCATACCAGACTCGGAGATGTAAACTACGAGGAAACAAAACAGTTATTTCTTAATAATGTTTTACAAGAATCACTTGACAATGGAGAACCAGCATATTACAATAGCAACATCTTAGGACGTTATATGCGTAAAGACTATGGATCTTTTGGAAAAGACATTAAAGAATAGTCATGATTGGGCAATTCATCGTATGGATGTATTGTGTAAATTGGGAACTATTGAGGATATTGAAGACGCAGAATCTATTCGACAAGAATTTAAAGAATGGATAGTTCCTAATGCCAAAGTTCACAATATAGATATACTTTCTCTTGAATATTTTGGAGAAGGAAGTGACTTTGATAAATAAAAATTACTTGTATTAAAATCATGCAAAAAATAATCAATGTACTTGCTGTTGCGTCTGCTGCTGTATCTGTTGCCGTTGTTGGCCTTGGTGGGTATGTTTACCTTAATAGGGAAGCCATCATAGAAGATGTAAAACAAAAAGCACTTGGTGGTCTTGGTGGATCATTGGGTGGTGGATCATTAGGAGGGGATCTTCCTATTGGTGCTCCTGATCTTGCTGCTCCTGATACTTCTGCAGGTCTTCCTTCTTCTGATATTAAACCATTTTAAGATTGCTATATAGTAGAGAATTGCTATACTAGAATGGCTGAAGAAGTAAAAGAAGAAGAGATTCTTGAAGAAGAACCCAAAGAAGAAAAGAAAGGGTTGTTTCAAAAGGCAAAAGATGCTATACTACCTGATGCTGATGAACAAGCAGCCATAATCAGTACATTCGTCAGAATTACTGTCCTTGCCTGGTCAGGTGGAATATTGACATTAAATTATGTTGCCATTCCAGGTGTACCACAACAGAAAATTGACCCAACATTTATAGCTTCAGTTTTTACAGGAGTTTTAGCTTCCTTCGGAATTCAGACCGCATCTAAGAAAGGTGACGGAACGATGAAGATGCAGAACAACGGTAACGGAAATGGAAATGGTGGTGGCAACGGTGGTGGTGGCATTAGCAAAAAAGACCTTGAGTTGTTAATCGAAAAAGCTTCCCAGACAGGTCCTACTCAAACAATTAGAATTGAGCAAGCACCTATTAAGATTAGTACTGTTGACGACAAACCAACAGATACATTCAAGATGTAAAATCCGTGTTTTTTTATGATGGACAAACAAATAAATTGGACTAAGTGGTCCGCCCTTGGATTGGGTGGATTACTTGGTCTTTCGCATATAAGTATGATTATAATGCTTGCTACTAGACAACAAAGCAAGTATCCTAAGATTGATATCCCTCCCGTGAATCAATACTCTTCAGTTAGAGTAATGGCAGGAGAAGATGGATATAGTCTTGAGTATCGTGGAAATGATCCTAAGAGTATGTTTACTACCAAAACTGTAAACAGAGGTGGGTTCCTTAAGAAAGGTGATACAACTACTGTCACACAAGAATATACTATGGATGGTGCTGTGCATCATGGTGGTCCAGTATCTAATGGTAGAACTTGGATTGACCCTGCAGGTGTAGGTAGTTTTAGTGAAAAAAAGAGTAGTGCCAAAACCGAGGCATGTATTGAGGCAAGAGGTGGTGGAAAATCAACAGGAAGACTTGTCGGTGGTAGCGTTGGTGCTGCTGCTGGTTCTGGTCTCTCCTCTATTCCTTTCGTTGGCTGGGTTTTGGCTGGTGCTGCTACGATGATTGGTATGAATGAAGGTGCTGATCTTGGTGGTGATGTTGCAGAATCTTTCAGCGATGATTGTTAATAATAAATATAAAGAGGATATTAAATAACTAACTACTTAGGAAAATGAACGACCAATATCCCAAGCCACGGTGGGATCTTGAGAATGATATCCTTCGATTAGAGCAAATGATTATCCTGTACGAGCAAGAAATCGAACAACTAAAGATAGAGAAGAAAGAGTTGAAGAGGGAAATCACTTTCCTTAGAACTCAACTTGAATATAAATCATTAGGTAATCCAAATGGGATGGAAGATGTGGAATCTTAATCTAAAAGAAGCATTTCATAATCTCAAAGAATGGGATAAGAAATGGGCAAAGAAAATCCAAGAGAAATTTAAATTAACAGATTATCAAATGTTATGTCTTGCATTTGGTAAAGGGTTTATTATAGGTGCTATACTCTTATGATATTTGCGATACTGTATATACTAATAAGCGTTGCTATGTTAGGTGCAGCATTCGCTTTAATTTTTAGGAACTTAAGAGATATTGATAAGATTGAAAAGGGTACTTATAATATAGTGGAAAAGAAAAGGTTTGTTACTAGACAGCAGCATCCAGAAATGGAAGATGTTGAAGTTGGTGATGAATTATTAATTGTTAGATTTGATGAACCTAAAAAGGAGAAAGATCCAAGATTTAAATTAGATTCTCCAGAACTTCATAATCTTGGTGATCCAATGTATAAATCACTACAGGAAAGAATTGAAGAATTAGAACAAGATGAGTGACAATCAGTATGAGTATCTGAAAAGGCAGCATTATTTGGCAACACACATGGAATTAACAGAAGAAAATGTAGTAAGAGTTTTAGAAGAACTTGTTCCTTACATAGAAGCGGATGGAGGATACCTTCAACTTGTGGAGATAGAATATGAAACAGGATATGTTAAGGTAAAATTGGGTGGTGCGTGTGAGACATGTGCCATGAGTACAATGACATTGAAGCAAGGTATAGAGAGTAAACTTATGCATGAAATTCCTGATGTTGTTGGAGTTGTGCAGGTTCTCTAACAGTGTGTGTGAGTCCACATATTCATGCGTAAAAATACCTATATGGTATAATAAATATCATTAGTATGGGATTGAAGAATCATGCCCCTAACGCAACAAAAGCATTACATTGTCGGTTATCACGACACACAACATCAACATTATGAAATCTGCGAATACGCTGTAGATTCATATAACGCAATACAGAATTCTAAAGAGGATGTTCCTTATCTAAGGGAGCATCCTTCTTTTATTGACTATTGTACAAAAGAGTTACCTGAGATCGATAGGATTACACATCTTATGGCAGCAGGTATTCCTATGGGACATTGATTATGAAACATGAAATAATGTGGTGGATGAGTAGAATCACCATCATGGGAACCTCTTTAAGTTTATCAGTGTGGCTTGCTGCACAGGCATATGCTTAGACCTTTAATAGAATGGATAGGGGGGAATATGAATACTCTCGCTCTATTCAGTTGGGTAATATTTTTGCCCATAGGATTTATGACAATAGACGCACCAAGAAACCCAGAGAAATATAAACATAAGTAATGTGAGTGATATCGTCTGGTCAATAAATATTATGGTAGCCTTGCTATTAGTATTAGTAAGTGTTACAATATACTGGATATTTAAATACGATGAATGGTATCCTAGCAACGATGTTCATAGTCACATCTCCTCTGAACGTGGGGCAGATGATTCAAGACATGAGGGATTGGGAGTCTGAGAGAACTCGAACTCCTGTAGAAGAGATGCTAAATAACTCACTACAAGAAATGGAGTGGGGAGATTATGGGAGCGATGGTTCCACCGAGCAGGAAGAGTTGTTACAACTTCCGAGTAACGGAGATAGTCAAGGTAGTGGACGGGGACACGATAGATGTTCTGATAGATCTTGGATTCGATTTATACAAGAAAGAACGGGTAAGAATTGCGGGAGTTGATACTCCTGAGAAGAGAACAAGAGACTTAGAAGAGAAAGCATTAGGACTTGATGCTACCTATTGGATGAAGAAAAATTTAGAAGATACTATTGCAGGAGATGAAGAACTCACTATTAGAACTGAACTTAAGGGTGGCATGGGGAAGTATGGTAGGCTTCTTGGTTGGCTCTATGTTGGCGAGGATACTGTTTCCTTAAATGAAAAAATGATTACGGAGGGTTATGCTTGGGCATATGATGGCGGCACTAAACAGAAAAATTTTGAGGAGCTACGTGAGATTAGGCGTTCGCTTGGGTCACTGGTCGAGTCTTGATCAGACATACATAGATTCAAAGGGTAAAACAGGCAGACGTACATACGCTGACTGGGAAATACCCACGGAGGAATACGAAAACTATGGACATACAAAAGGCAGCTAGTACAGTTACAGCAGTAGCAGTTGTTGGTACTGGTACTGTAGTTGGTGGTAACTATCAAATCGATAAGATGCAGGGTGGTCCTCAGAAGAGAGAGGATGCTAAGATAGAAGCAATCAGACAGGTGGTTAGAGAAGAAATCTATATACAGTTAGTTAATAACTGGCCTAAGAGTTCTGGACCTGTTAAGGGTCTTAAAGATCCTAAGCAAAACTATCGTGAACAAATCCCCCCACAGTAGTAAGGATAGGGTTATAGACCTTATAAGGTTTGTAATCTTTTTTCAGTTAGCAATAGTAGGAGCAACTATATTTGGATGTTTCATGCCTGGTAAGGTATGTGATTCAGATGTAAAGCAACATATTGCCAACATGATGACTGTTATAACTACTTCTACATTTGCACTTTATGCTGCTGAAAAATAATGGAACTAACTGACGAAAACATAATAACAGTCTTAGAGGAACTGTTACCATACATCGAAGCAGATGGTGGGTCTTTACAATATGTTGAGACAGAACAAGGTTATGTTAAGGTAAGACTTGGTGGTGCTTGTGAAACATGTGCTATGAGTGTTATGACTTTAAAACAAGGTATAGAAAAGAAACTTATGATGGAGATACCAGATGTTAAAGGGGTTATTCAAGTTTTATGATAGATAGTAATAGTTATTGAATTAGTTATGTTTGCAGTATTAAATGTTGTAGAAGCTTGGAATGAAATCTCATGGGGTGATGCTATTCCATTTATTCTAGTATTGATTGGACTTTACTGGGTTAAAGTTAAGATTGATGCATCTGTTGGTTTAGGTAAAAAGAAAAGTAGACAGTTGCAAAGGATTATTCGTGATGCAATTTTAGAAACACAAATAAAAACAGGAAAACCTTAATAAGTGGATATAGATGAACAAATAACTTATAACCATCTATTCCTATCAGATAGGAAATGTAGAGTTTGTGGAGAAACAAAGAATCTAATAGATGGATTTTATTTAACTAGAAAGGATAGAGGAACTCTACCATCTGCTTATTCTTATGAGTGTAAGATATGTACGGCAAGAAGAGTAGTAAGAAATAGAAAAAGGCATAGAAATTTCTCTGATTGGTTATATCCAGACTGGTAAAGTGTTCGTGCGAAGTTTCCCCTCTGAAAACATTGAAAACAATAAATATTTCCAGATAAACTGAGAATTTTAGGGGAAAAAAACATGGCGACTCCTCAATTATCTCCTGGTGTACTAATCAGGGAAGTTGATCTTACAGTAGGAAGAGCTGAAAACGTATTAGATAACATTGGTGCTATTGCAGGTCCATTTCCAATCGGTCCTGTTAATGAAGTTACACAAATCAATACTTCACAGCAATTAATCGATACCTTTGGTAAGCCTCAATCCAATGACAACCAATTTGAATATTGGATGACTGCTTCTTCTTTCCTATCATATGGGGGAGTTATTAAGGTTGTAAGAACTAGTGGAACAGGATTAAACAATGGTAATGCTGGTGTAGGTATAGCATCTACAACTGTATTGGCTATTGAGAACAAAGACAATTACGAAGGTAATTGGAAAACTGCTACAAATTTCACTTACGCAGCAAAGAACCCAGGTTCTTGGTCAAACACAATGAAGGTTTGTTATATTGACAACCTTGCTGACCAGACAATCGGTATCACTACTGAGAGTCTTACAACTGCTGGTGCTATTATTGGATATGGAATTACCACATCAATAGATGGTGTAGTTCTACCTGGAGCAGGTTCAACATCAGAATTTAAAGGATACCTGAAAGGAATTATTACAGGTGTTTCTACTGATGCTGTTACTAAAGCAAGTACCATAGATGTTAAGATTACATCTAGAGTATCTTATGCTGGTACAGAAACTGCTATAGACTATGCTGAAAGTGATCCTGCTAGATCATTTGAATCAGCAGATACTGTTTATTTTGTTAATAATTCAGGTATCAACACTGGTCCTGCTGCAAATACAACTTGGGCTACAAGTAGTATTGCTGACTGGTATGATCAACAGACTCTTGGATTAACTAACTCAACAGTATATTGGAAGACAATTGCTTCTAAACCAGTTACTAGTAACTATGTTTCAGAGAGACAAGGTGCTAATGACTCACTACACTTAGTTGTTGTAGATGATACAGGAGATATCACAGGAGTACAGGGAAATATTTTAGAGAAGCACACATTCCTTTCAAAAGCAAAGGATGCTGTTGCTGATGGAGAATCTGGTAAGAAGACTTACTATAAGGATTACCTTGTAGATAATTCATCTCAAATATATGCTGGATACAACCCATCACAAGGAACTGATGCTTATTGGTTAACAAGTCCTAAAGCAGATGGTTTCTCTACTGCATATACTAAGTATACTACTGCAGATGGTACTTGGGGTGTAAATGCTCAAGGTATTAATTTCAGTAGTTTAGGAAATGTTTCTTACACATTTGGTGGTGGAGTTGACTATGGTTCTGCTGATTCATATGCAGCAACTCTAGGAAACTTACTAACATCATACAATAAGTTTAAGAACAAGGATGATGTTGCAGTTGACTTCCTTATCATGGGACCTGGTTTAACTGTAGAGAGTGAGACTCAAGCAAAAGCTAATCTACTACTTTCTATCTGTGGTTCCAGAAAAGACTGTATGGCAACAATCAGTCCACATAGAGCAAATGTTGTTAATGTAACAAACTCTACAACTCAGACTAATAATCTACTGAAATTCTTCAGTCCTCTATCATCATCTTCTTATGGTGTATTTGATAGTGGATACAAGTACATGTATGACAGATTTAATAATGAGTTCCGTTGGGTTCCATGTAATGGAGACATTGCTGGATTGATGGTAAGAACAGGAATCAATGCTTATCCTTGGTTCTCACCTGCTGGACAGCAGAGAGGAATCTTGAATAATGCTGTAAAACTTGCTTACACACCAGATAAAGATCAAAGAGACCTTCTTTATTCTTCAAGAATTAATCCAATTATTAATCAGAAGGGCAATGGAATTCTACTCTTTGGTGATAAGACTGGATTAGGATATGCTTCTGCCTTTGATAGAATCAATGTTAGAAGGTTATTCTTAACAGTTGAGCAATCACTTGAGGGTGCTGCAAATGCTCAGCTATTCGAACTTAATGATGCAAACACAAGGTCCAACTTTGTTAACATTGTTGAACCATATCTAAGGGATGTACAAGCTAAGAGAGGTCTATATGACTTCCTAGTTGTTTGTGATGAAACAAATAACACTCCTGATATTATTGATAATAATGAATTCAGAGCTGATATTTACTTGAAACCAACCAAGTCTATCAACTATGTTACTTTGACCTTCGTTGCTACCAGAACTGGTGTTGCATTCGAAGAAATTGTAGGAACTGTTTAACTTTATTAAATAACAGATAGGAGGATCACAAACAATGGCTGACACAAGAACACTCTCACAATTTAAGGCAAAACTGATAGGTGGTGCTGCCCGCCCCAATCTCTTTGAGGTATCAATTCCTACATTCCCATCCTCAGTCCAAGGTGACTGGGGACCTGGTGATGATTCAGAGAATGGTATTTTCAAATTTTTATGTAAGGCAGCTGCATTACCAGCTTCTAACGTAGGAACAGTTGATATTCCTTTTAGAGGAAGATCACTTAAAGTTGCTGGAGATAGAACATTTGATGATTGGACAGTCAATATCATCAATGATGAAGACTTTAGACTTAGAACTGCATTTGAGAAATGGGCAAATGTTATGAGTAAGTTGGATGACGCAACTGGTGTTACTAATCCATCTTCTTATATGACTGATGCTTATGTTCAACAGTTAGGAAGAAGTGCTGGAGTAGGTGCTGCTACTAATGATGGTGGCGAATCAACTGTTCTTAGAACATATAAGTTCTATGATATTTGGCCAACTTCCATAGATGAAATTGCTTTAAGTTATGATACTGGCGATGCTATTGAAGACTTTGGAGTAACATTTAAAGTTCAGTACTTCACAGTCGGTAATTCCACTCAATCCAGTGGTTCTGGTGGAGAGGTTTTAATTAGTTGATAAATAGGTTATAATAGTAATATAAACGAAGTTATACGATGGCGAGATTATTTGGATTCTCTATTGATGATACCGAAAAAACACCCCCAGGTCTGGTATCTCCTGTTCCTCCTAACAATCAGGATGGATCGGAGCACTACGTAAGCTCTGGGTTTTTTGGTTCGTATGTAGATATTGAAGGCGTCTATAAAACAGAGAACGACCTATTAAGAAGATATCGTCAGATGTCTTTATATCCTGAATGTGATAGTGCTATTGAAGATATTGTAAATGAAGCAATTGTATCAGATACAAATGATAGTCCAGTACAAATTGAATTATCAAATTTAAATGCTAGTGATGGTATAAAGAAGAAGATAAGAGAAGAATTTAGTTTTATTTGTGAACTTTTAGATTTTGATAAAAAAGCTCATGAGATTTTTAGAAATTGGTATATTGATGGAAGACTCTATTATAATAAGGTTATAGATCAAAAAGCACCTCATGAAGGTATACAAGAATTAAGGTATATTGACGCTGCTAAAATGCGTTATATACGCCAGATGAAGAAGCAGAAAAATAATGGTAATGGTAATGCATTTGCTAAAGAGGGAGTAGCTCAATATGATTTCCCACCTATAGAAGAATATTTTATATACACACCTCAAGGAGCAAGTAATCCAGTTTATACCTCTTCTGGCGGAAATCCAGCAAAAGGTATTAAGATGACTCGTGATTCTGTTACTTATTGCACTTCTGGATTAGTAGATAGAAATAAGGGAACAACTCTTTCTTGGATGCATAAAGCAATCAAACCTCTCAATCAGTTAATGATGATTGAGGATAGTTTGGTAATTTATCGTCTATCAAGAGCACCAGAAAGAAGAATTTTCTATATTGATGTAGGTAATTTACCAAAAGTTAAGGCAGAACAATACCTCAGAGATGTAATGATGAGGTATAGAAACAAGTTAGTATATAATGCCGACACTGGTGAGATTAAAGATGATAAGAAATATATGTCTATGTTGGAAGATTTCTGGCTACCTAGAAGAGAAGGTGGTAGAGGAACTGAAATCACAACACTTCCAGGTGGACAAAACCTTGGTGAACTTGCTGATATTGAATATTTCCAAAAGAAACTTTATAGAGCATTAGGTGTTCCAGAATCAAGAATCGCTGCAGAAGGTGGTTTTAATTTAGGACGTTCATCTGAGATATTAAGAGATGAATTAAAATTCTCTAAATTTGTAGGACGTTTAAGAAAGCGTTTTGCACATATGTTCACCGATATGCTTAAGACTCAATTAATTCTTAAGAACATCGTTACTCCTGATGATTGGGAATCATTAAGTGAGCATATTCAGTATGATTTCTTATATGATAATCAGTTTGCTGAACTTAAAGAAACTGAGATGATGAATGAGAGGTTGGGAACTCTTGCACAGATCGAACCTTATATTGGAAGATTCTATTCTAATCAATGGGTACGTAAGAATATTCTTCGTCAAACTGATGGTGAAATGATTGAAATGGATGATCAAATTGAAAATGAAATTGCTGAA